GGTAATATTACCACCCTTTCAGGCCCCTAATCTTTGGAGTTGCACTATGAGTCGCGTCAGAACGAAAACGACGTACGCGCCCTCCTCAAAGTTCGCCAAATTCTGGTGGACGAGCTCGCCATATGGACCGGGTGGCCCATATTGGTTCAGCCCGAACAGCCAGATGTTGGAGAGCCCCGAGTCGGGGGTAGCGTGGAACATTATTAGTTCTGACCAGATGACAGACGAAGTCTCGTCGACAGGTGGTCACCCGTACAATCCTTGTAATCATACAAGGATTCGAGCTGCGCATCTGAATGAATTTATGTGGGGTGGGACTATTTCACAATATCCCGGCCCCCTGACATACTTCGTTCAAAGCACTGGCTCGAATTGGGTTAGTCCCAGTTCAACTACGGCCGCGATGGCCGCGATTGAATCTGCGGTGGCTTCTGTTGATTGGATCAATCCAGTCATGACTCTAGGTAACTTGGTCAAAGGCCTCATTGACGGGAAATCGCTAATTGCGGTGACCCTGAAGGAGTTACCCCAGACCATCCAAATGGTTCGAAATCCATTTGGGCTTTTAAAAGCAGACTGGCGCAAGATAGCAGGTCGAGCTTCGGCTCGCACCCTCGCTAAAAAGGGCGCTAACCTGTGGCTTGAGTATCAGTATGGATGGAAATCTTCGTACATAGACCTGAAGAACTTCGCAGTTGATTCAGGTAAGTACATGGTTTCAGTCCAACGATATCAAGACCAAGCGTTACGACGATACTCTAAGAGTAGTGTATCGTTATGCTCGGCACTATCTCCAACAGTAAGCGATGGGCAATGGGCCGACTGGCGTTCCGTATTCACCACGACTTCCTTTGGTTGGAAGTCGCCGGTATGTAGGATTGTTTTTGGTCCTACACAAGTAAAGGCGAACGTAGGGTGTTGGGCTTCTGATCACTTGTGCGATCAGGTGACCCGTCTCTATCGTTTTCTTTACGCATATGGCGCGACAGGAGACCAATTGCTGACCACTTTGTGGGAAATGTTACCATACTCTTTTGTGGTTGACTGGTTCGTCAACATGAATAGAGTAATCAACCTTCCCATGTATGAGCAAAGTGTGAAGACACTCTCTAGTGCCCAGGTACAGCGGTTAGGATTCTCGACGAAAGTTGAGATACCATACTCTGTACAAATCATGCTGAACACCATGTCCAACTATTGGACAGGGACGTATAATGCGTTCCCGTGGTGGGCAGTTTATGGTCAGGGACCTAGTCCTAATCAGACTAGTGTCTCTGGGGTCATAAGTAACTACCGTAGAACTACGGGGTTGCCGACGGCCGGAGTGTCGATCTTCGCTGGAAAAGGGCTTTCTGCCTCTCAGTTCGCATCAGGGTTTTCTCTACTCTTGCAGAGAATCCTGCGGCGATGAACTGGTCAGCTTACTGACCTAACCAAAGAAGGTCTGTCATGGCTTCATCTTCTCTCACCCTCTATGATGAAAACACCGGAACCACCGTATATCCGCTTCAAAGCACATCTGCCTCGAAGTCGATATGGGCGAAACTCGGTCGATCCTTGGCCAAACCTCAGATAGTCTGTATCGAACGTAAGTTCGCTAACGGCAACTCTGGGGCAAATGACCACGTCATTGTTACCGTCTCTCAGACGGAACAGTCGACACTTTCACCGTATAAGTTGTGTACTTTTACGGCGAAACTGGACTTGTCGATCCCACGGGATTGGACAGGCTTCAGCGCCGGCACAAATGCCGACATGTTGAAACGTATCGCGAATCTCGTGTCTCTGTTAAACGGTTTAGGTGCCCTCGCGGGTACCAACGCCGCTAACACAGTCATGAATGCGGTCGTATCGGGTGGGGACGCATAGTCCCTCCGATATGGCTCTTCCCTAAGGCGAATGCCTCAGAGATGCCCTCTTTGGGGCATTCAAAACTTAGTAAGGAGGATCGTATGACGATCAATGTAACTCGCAGAATCGGGATTATCCTGATGACTGCATCGTTCATTGTTGGGATCGTTTTCGGGCTTGCCCTTCATGGGGAACAAGCTCAGAAGGTGATAGATTCTCTTCTTCAATACCTTTTGAGAGGGGTATCGAATCTTGATGGGCTCACCATGGCTACCACGTTACCGTGGATGCTGCCTCGGCGATGGAAGCTGTCGGTTGCGCGCGCAGCTGAGCAAATGCCCAAGCTGTTTGTTCAACTATGCAGTCCATCTACCCTTAGGCACGACTTTGGTATTATCCAAAGCGCTTGTGAGCCCGATATGGCCTATGATAGGCGCATATCGGTCGTCCAGGAAATGGTAAAAGATCTCCTGTTGGCGTGTCTTCCAAGGTATACGACGGACTCTGTCCATCGTTTTATCAAGGAGGCATTCCTAAAAGAGGTACAATCCATTGGACTGGACATAAACAACATCAAGGTCGCTTGTGCCTGGTTGCTCCTAAGACAAGGCTCTCACGAGTCTTATCCGAAGAGTGCCAGCAGCGATCAAGAGTAGGTGAAGTGGAACGGTAAGCAGGACAGACGCAAACAGGGGGGCTGAATGAATAAGCCTAACCTTGCACTTGCGCTCGCCTTCTACCATTCGGTTTTTAACGACTTTATAGTGCATGATCCTTCACAAAGATTATGCTATAAAACCAGTGCTCGTTACCTCAAACTGAGGCTCGAGTCTGAAGGTTCGTGGCTGCTCGTAAGGTCGCTCCCCTTATTGGGTAAAGCGATTGAGACCAGCCTAATTACTGGGAAAGGACTAAGTTGTCCCCCCGGCTTCAGAAAACACTGGCGTTCAGAGTTACCGAGCTTTATGTACGAATGTATCCGTACCTTGTTCGATGACTCCGGTATTCCGCTAGGTTTGGAGACCGCAGAAGCAGTATATCGCTTTTACGCTCTCCGCCAGGTATGTCTGGCCTATAGTAAGGCTCAGGATATACCTTCGCGGATGACTCCTGAGGAAGCGAAGGCTTCCTTTGTGGAGAGAATCTCGGAAGAACCCGAGATCACCGCTCCGTCATGGCTTCTTAATGAAGCTCGCGCACTTATCACGCGCGTCGTGATGGAAGATGGACGGCTTCATCCAATGCTTGCTCAATGGGTTGAGGAACCCTTTGGGCGGCATGGCCCTGGAGCAGTAGCTATGAAGGAAAAAGGACTGTCAAAATGGACGTTTAGGCGAATACCAGGCGCAGAAATGCGCCTATATCGGTTTAACGACCGATCCCCCCATCCTCTAGGGGTGGCTAAGCCTATTTCTCGGCTTGCAATTGTTCCTAAGGACTTTAAGTCCCTCCGGAGTATTTGCATTGAGCCTAAGGAGTTCCAATTTGCCCAGCAGGGCTTATGGGATATCCTTAAATCTCTTTTGCACGAGAACCATTTGACGCGAAGAAGTATCAACTTCGAGCATCAGGAGTACAACGCACGCCTCTGTAAGAGAAACGACGTTGCTACAATTGATCTCAAGGATGCTAGCGATAGGGTGAGGCTAAAACTCTGTCGTATACTCTTTCCAAAAGAGTTCTTCTGCCTAGTCACGCGTTATCGTTCGCGCGAAATCCTAGTTGATAAGGATGTAGTGCGACCGACATGCTTTGCAAGCATGGGATCGGCCTTGTGTTTCCCTATTGAGACGCTTGTCTTCTGGGCTATTGCCCGGGCGGCGATGCATCCCGAAACGGAGCACAAACCCTTACGCGTATTTGGTGATGATATCGTTTGTCCTAGAGAGGACGCGTTATTCATCGCTAAAATGCTAGAGTCTTGTGGCCTTAAAGTGAACGGTGACAAAACCTGCATAAACTCACCGATAAGGGAGTCGTGCGGGGCGTTCACCTATGCTGGCAGTGATGTCAGTATAATACGCTTTAAGTACACACACTGTGGAGACGCTCGCGCGTGGATATCGCTTACAGAAAGCTGTAGGCTGCTCGCTGAAGCTAATAACTTAAGCGCAAGCTACGCCATGTTGCGTATACTCAAGCAATTTTGGCATGTCCCTTTTGGCCACTTCGGTTTCCCAAAAGGCCGGGAGGGCTACACGTGTCAATCTCGCTGGAATGCCAATCTCCAGCGACGAGAGTATCGCTTACCGACGCTCGTACAGAGGCGCGGTCGTGAGAAATTACCGGGAGATGCAGGCTTATACGCCTGGCTCGTAGGTAATTCGACCAAACCGTCCTCATCCGGAATCGATAAGGTTAAGGTGAGGTGGGTGGCTGATGTAGCATGAGGCTACCAGCCACAGAAGGGGCCACGCTTGCGTGGCTCAGACCTGATGGTCTGAGTTTGCCGCCTGTAATGGGCGCGCCGATT